CTCCAATATGAACAACTTTTGCTGCTGTAGCACCTGTTGCAATATTAACAGTTGTAGCACCTTCTCCAGAACCTACGTTAACAATGTTAATACCATCTGAAGAACCCAATGTAATTGTTCCTGTTTGACTAGTACCACCAATAGAAATTGTTCCTGTTGTAGTTGATGCACCAATTGTATAAATACTTGCAACATCTCCATCAAGTGAGAAATTACCAGTTCCAACTAATAATGTTAATGCTGAAGCACCGTTATTAGAACCAATTGAAACTAGGTTTGCACCAGCTCCAGTTGCTATTGCTACAGTTTTTCCACCTGTAGAATTCATAATATTTAATGTTTGAGCTCCAGTTCCACCACCAATTGTGATTGTACCTGTATTAACTCCAGTTGCAGAAATTCCGTAAGTTGAAGCAACGTTTCCTTCTAATGAAAAATTACCAGTTCCTACTTTTAATGCAAGAGAAGATGCTCCAGTAACAGAACCAATAGTAATTACATTAGCAATTGCTCCTGTTCCGATATTTACAGCTTTTGCTCCAGTCGCTCCAGTTGCTACGTTTACTGTTGTAGCTCCTTCACCTGTACCAACATTTACTATATTAATTCCTGAAGAACTTCCAAGAGTTATTGCACCTGTTTGAGCAGCGCCACCAATTAGAATAGTTCCAGTAGTTGTTGTAGCTCCGATTGTATATGTTGTTCCTGCAACTCCATCAAGACTAAAGTTTCCTGTACCTGTAATTAATACCATAGCTGAAGCGCCTGTATCATTTCCAATTACTACGTTTTGAGCAATTGCATTATTAGCAATAGTTACACCTGTTGTACCACCAACTATTACAACTCCTGCAGCACCGTTTGCAGAACCCATTGTTAATAGTCTTTCACCATCTGTAGATATATTAACTGCTTGATTTACATTATCATTAGCAATGTTAATTGCTGCAGCACTTGAATTTAAATCAATTGTTCCAACTGCATCAACTACAAATTTATCACCAGCATTTGATGTTATATCACCAGTTCCAGTTGAAGCTAAAATTATTCCATTTGTTCCTGAATTTATTACAACGGCAGTAGTTGTTGTTACGTTACCGATTGTAATAGCTCTTGCACCAGCGCCTGTTCCCATATTGATAGCACCTGTTGATGCATCCGCTCCTAAAGATAAAGCTACTGCACCTGTTACTATTGTAGCACTAGCTCCTAATGTTGCTAATCCTGTTGCACCTAATGTTGTAAAATCTCCAGCTGCTGGAGTTCCTGAACCAATTGCTGAAGGAGCCGCTAAAACTTGAGCTACTTTTAGAGGTGTCATTGCTGTTGTATTATTAGTAGCTGCAACTGCTTCTGCTGAAGTACTTAATTGACCGATTCCTGATACTGATTCTGACCAGTTTGGAGCTCCTGCTATAGCAATAAGTCCTACTGTATGAGGTGTCATTGCAATTGTATTATCGCTTCCTGCTAATGCTTCTACATCTGTAGCAATTCTGATTTTACCTGCAACTGTTGTACTAGCTGATTGAATCAAAGCATCAACTGCTGCATCTAATGTTTTTGGAGATATTGCTAAATCTTCTGCTTTTCCTGCTGAAGCTTCTGTTTGTGTAGCAAATTTGATTTCTCCAGTTCTTTTTGTAGAAGCTTTTGGTCCTACATAAGAATTTGGTCTTGAAAATTTAGGCATTTTATAGTCCTTGGTTTTAAATTTTTATTTTTAAGTTACTCTTTTTGAAATATATACAAAATTTATTTTTATCTGTTTTAAAAAATAATGATATTATGCTATCTTTTAACCAAAATTAAGGATGATATGAAACAATTAATATCCAGAATTTCTGAAGAAAATCATACAAAGCTTCAAATTTATTGCTGTTTATCAAAAGTTTCGATGAATTTTGTAATAAATACTTTGATTAAACAGTTCTTAGTTGATAAAGATTTAGAAGTTACTAAACTATTAAGTGAAAAACGTAAATGAGGTTTTTATGAGTATTAATCTTCCTGACAATGTAACTTTTAAGTTCTCTAATTCTTGCAATTGTTGCACAAGAAGTAATTTAGAGGATTCTAGTAAAGTTTATATAAATTCTAAAGGTAAAGTTGAACCTTACGATTATAGAAAAGCGACAAATATAAATGATGTTTTTGCAAGATCAATGTTTCATTTAGAAGAATCTCTTTATAAAAAAGTAACTTCATTCGGCGGAAATATTAACGAATTTAGAGATAGAATTTCTTCTTTATATGAAGGTATATTTTATTTAAGAATTTTTCTTGTAGTTCATATCGAATCATTAAATGATCAAATTAAATACTATTATAAAGAAATTAAGGAGAAACAACCGTGAGTGTGAATGTAAATTCAAATAGATTTGTAAATCGAGCTATATTTATCATTGAAAGAGACTGTCCAGAAGAAATGATTATGGCTTCATTTGAAGTTCCAAAAGCAACATTAGCTAAAGTTAATAGAGTATTTAGATTATGCACAATATGTTCAGAAATAATGCATCGTATGCTTATAAATAAAATGAAACTATTATATAAATACGAAAGTGTAGTTTATTGTGAAACCCCTGATAGAAGAGATTTCGAAAGATTGATATTCAGATGATTTTTAACGTAATGTTTTTGTCATCATTAATTTACATATTTTTAAAATTAACAATTGGAAGTTTTTTATGAATTTTTCTCTAATATACAAGTATTTTCTCTTATTTATTTTTATTATTTTAATTATTAGTGGATTTCTTTTTCTAAATAAAAAGTCAAAAGAAAGATCGAATTTACCAATTTATTACGCTCATACCTTCGATGTTCACATTCTTGACCCTAAGGAAGAAGCTGAATTAGAAGGAAGAGATTTTGATGCTCTTGATGAATTTGATAAATTATATAGAGAGAATCAAAAAGAAATAGGAAATAGAAATTGGGAGAAAGAACATGTTTCGTAAACTTTTAAAAAACTATGGACAACTGATAAATGATATAATGGTTTATATGCTATTCGCAGGATTATTAATTTCATTTGTTTTACTGTTACTTTTTATTTTAGATTAAAATGGCTGGGAAAAAGGGAATGTGGCAAAAGAAAAAGTTGGAATCATCTAATTATGATAAATGTTTACCATATAGATATTTGCCTTATAAGTTTATGGATAGTGATTCAGATGGTTGGATTAAAGCCATTGAATTTAAACCTCCTGAATATGAATTAGTGGAGTTACAAACGAATTTACAAAAAACTGTAGGTTGGAGACAACTTGGAAGTTGGTTTATACGAAAATCAAAAGAAAAAGAAAAAGTTTTACTATGGCGGAGAATTCCAACGAGGAATTATTAATAATTGTTTTTTTGCTAATTATAGCAGTTATTTTTATGCTCCTCGTTGTCTTTTTTACATATGTGATTATTTTTTATTAACAAACAAACAAACAAAGGAAAAACAATGAAAATTAAATATTTATTATTTCTTTTACCATTATCTTTTTTATGTGCAACTGAACCTGCAGATTTAGAAAATGATTATGTTGCAAGTAATTCATATTCTTATATTATTACTTCAACATCAAATTCAAATTCTATTTCTACAACTTTTACACCATTTTATTTTGGATTTGGTTATAGATATTCAATAGATGCAAAACAATCAATAGATGCTAATATTTCACTTCCTACACCTTTTATCTATAACAATCAATCTACTGCAATGTTAGATGTATCTTATGTACGATATATCGAAAATTCATTCTATTATGCATTTGCTGGAGTAACTCAAGAATATTGTAACAATTCATGTTGTAAGTATTACTTTGTTAGCCCATTTATTGGATTCGGTAGAGAATTCGATATATGCGGTTATCAAATGTTTGCTCAAGCAAAAGTTAATACACTAAGTTATTTTCCAATGCTTAATCATGTATATGATGATTTTGAAGTTTCATCAAACAATGATTTTTCTTACTGGAAATCTACAGTTATTAATTTTGCAGTTGGATTTGCATTTTAATTTGTTTTATTTACGGGGCTTTCATAGCCCCTTTTGTTTTAAGGATTTTATGAAACCAATAACAGATAATGAATATATTGTATTAAGAGGTGTAAGACATTTTTATTGTACAACAATCCTTAGAAACATGAGTGAAAGAATTAATTTAATAATGCTTAAAAGTTTAACAATCAAATATTAAAATCTAATATTAATCTTAAATAAATTCTGTAATTTACATAATTATTCATAATTAATTATAATATAAATATAAATGAAAGGGCAAAACAATGAATTATCAAATTAACGTTTATCATAATAATCAAAAAGACACTCTAGTTAATCCAATGAAAGTATTATCAGACCATGCTTTCTTTGACGGACACGTATATTGCAGAATGGGTTTATCTATTCATATTGATAGATTCGAAAGTTTGAACCAAGTTATAAAGCATATCTTGACAACTACAAGTTATTATTTTGAAATATTAGAAGATTAGAGAGGAAGACATGAAAAAAATATTAAAAACAGAAATAAAAGATTACATTTTTTCAGGTGTAACATTTGCCTTATTTTTTGGTATATTATATTGGTCGATGATTGCAACTATTTTCGGGTTTATTGTTGGTTGCATTAGTATGCACCGATTTTGTATCGATGAAGAAAAACTTAAACTTAAACATAAAGCAGAAATGGAAGAGTTTTGATATGATTGCAGTAATTATTTTAGCTTACATTATATTAGGAGCAATTGCCATTCAATTGGTATTTGCATTCTTAGGTCTTATCTTAGGAATATTCATTAATATTATGTGCATTCCATTGTATATTAAAGAATATGCAATACCTAAACTTATAAAATTAAAGAATTATTTTGCCTCTTTTTGATCTTTTTTATTCATCTCATCTGTTAACTCATCCAATATTTTATTAAATGCTCGCCAATTGTTAGCTTTTCCTGCCTGACTTAAAGCAAAAACTTTATTTGCAAATTTCGGATTTAATGTCATTTTTGCTAAAGCTTTAGGCATTGCTATAGAAAGACCACCACTTAATAAATCTGAAACTGCTTCAAATGGGTGTGCTTTTCCTAGTTCTTTTATTCCTCTGATTATCTTTTTAGAAGGGCTTAATATTGAATTAATTGCGATTAATGTATCAGCTGATTTGGAAGGATTAACTAAGTTATTAAATCCCTTTTCAAGACCTTTCCCAGCATGTTCTAAATTTCTTAATGATTGCATAGATTCAGCTCCAGCTAATTCACTTATCAAATGATAATCTTTTGCTTTTCTACTTAGGAAGTCTTTAATACCACCTAATTTCATTAAACCAGTTGATGAATCTATTATTTTCTCTCTAATTAATGTATTTAATTTATATCTTTTTAAACCATTTAATAAATTTTCACCATTCGGTAAAGCTTTGAGTGCTTTTTCAACATGTTTAACTCCTGAAACAGTATTCATAATTGCAAGAGTGCTTTCAGGTGTTTGAGATTTTGAAATTGATGATAAAAGGTTTTGTCTTATATGAACTACTTCATCCGCAAAATAATCATTTGCTGCTTTTCTTGCTGTTGCAAATCGCGGATTTATTTTTCCGTAATTTTTCAATTCATTTTTAATTTCATTTGCAAATGGAACTAACAATTTATCGTATCCACCTGGTTTTTCATATTTTATGACTTCATTTAAAGATCTATCTAAACCTTCTAATTGTTTTATAGGCATTGCTACTAAATCATGTTTATTTAAATTTTTCATTCCGTTTTTCAAAAAATGCAATCTTCCATAAGTAGGAGATTCTTTTGGTGTAATCAATAAACTGTCATTTATAATTTTTATTCCATTTTCTAATTGTTTTTGCATTCCTTTTGGATTTGATAAAACAAAAGCTGCATTTTTAGGTAATGTTTCATCTACTGCTCGATACAATTGTCTTTTGTTTTGTTCAATTTGCATTGATGCATCTTGAATTGATTCTTTTAAACCTTCTCCAGCTTCATATGGAGATTGATATAAATTTTCGCCTATCTCATCTAATGCTTTTTCAAATTGACGTGCAACTTGTGCAGATCTAGATTTATATGCTTCTTCTAATATTTGAGGACCTCCAATACCATGAGTTGACCATTTTTGAGCGACTTTTTGTAATTGTGAAGGATTCATACCAGTTAAAAGTGGATCAATTCCCGCTTTTTTACTAGCAGCAATATAACGTTCAACTTCTGGAGTAATTTTTTGTCTTGCTAATTCTTTAAAACCACCACCAACTTTGTGTCCAATTAAAGAAGTACCCAATGTTAATGCAGCATTTGCTAAAGGTGGTAATTCTAATTCTTCTGCAACTTGTGATCCTACAGCAGCCCCTGCTAAACCAACTGCACCAGGAATTCCACCAATACCGCCAACCGCTGGTGATTCACCTAGAAATCTTCCTGCTTTTTCTATTCCCTTTTCTATTGCTGATTCAGGTTTAGCAAATCCTTTTTCTTGATATTTTTTCTGAGATTCTTCAAATGTGGGGAAAACTGTACTTGCAACTTTTTTTAACCATTCAGGAGATTCTTGTTGAAACTTTTCTAGATCCTGAATATTACCACCAGTTTTTTGAACTATTGTTTTTAATAAGTCAAAGCCAGTTCTTGGAATTGCTTTAAAACCAGATGCAGTAGAAGTTAACGCTACTTCTGTTGGTCTTTGGACATATTTCTCAAGAGGAGTTCTATTTTGTTTTTGCATTTCATTTAATCTAGATTCAAATCTTGATCTTAAATCATTTGTTGGTTGTTGAGTGTTTTGTTCTTCATTAAGGTTATTAGGCAAAGATTGTTGTTGCTGAGGAGGTTGATTTAACAATTTAGCTCTTTCTTCAATTCTTTGTCTTAAATCAGTTGTCATACTTCCTCTTATTGATTTTGCATATTTTGTAAAATATTGATAGCCTCATCAACATTGCCACCTGTTTGTTGTAACAGTGCATCAATTTGATCGTCTGAAATATTTTGTTGTGATTGTTGAGAAACTATTCCAGATTTAATAGCCATTTTAAATTGATTATCAGGCATATTTTCAAGTGAACTTAATTGATCAGGATTCATTTCAAAGATAGTTCTTAATGAATCTAACTTTCCTCTTATTGTTTCATCTGTATCATGACCTTGAGGAGTTAGATTTTTAATATAATTAAATCTCTCCTTAGACATTGTACCACGAGGATTAATCAAAGGAATTAAATTACTGATAAAAATTTCGCTTAAATTGTTTAATTCGGCTCTTTCTTGTCTTCCAGTTTTACCAAATGATTTTATTGTTTTCCCTGTATAACCACCTTTTAATATTTGTTCCGCTCTATTAAATGCTGTATTTAACATTGGTTTATTTACAGTAAATGCGGGTTTTGCTTGTGCTTTCAATTGATTTGACAAAACTATTTCTCTTTCTTTAGGACTTAATCCCTGAATTTGCTCTGGTGAATATCCAGTTATATTAGAAAAAGCTTGATTAGATTGTTGTTGCTGTCTTGCTTGTCCCTGATTCTGTAGTAATTGCATCACATTAGGTTGTCTTGATTGCGAAACTTTGCTTAAAATCTGTTGTATTGCATTTTGTTGTGCTTCAGGACTATTGTTCATTTGTTGTGCTTCAGCTAAAATATCTTGAATTGCTACAGTATCTCTAGCACCTCTTATTCCTTGACTAATATTATTTCCTATGGCTCTTCCTGCCTCAAATGGTGTTGTCATAATTTACCCCATTACCCCAGTTTTATAATCATAATATTGAGGTTGTCTTTCAAAACCTTTTCTTTGTGGCTGATAAGTATCTTGAATAGACTGATTTTGATTTTTATTTCCCATGAATTTAGCTAAAATATCTTGTATGTCTGAACCAAATCCTTCGCCTGTCAAATAACCGCTAAATCCTTGTCCTGCAGCATTTTTACCTGTTTGTCCTGGAGTTGAACCTGCTCCAGCTCCCATTCCCAATATTGAATTTATAGCATTCATTTTGTTCTGTTGAGCATTTTGTTGCATTCCACCATATGCTTGATTTAATAATTGATCCATGTCAACTCCTGCTCGAGTCAATTGATTTTCCATTCCAGTACTTCGTTGCTGACCATTAGCAATAAAACTTTGTTGTATTTGTGGAGCTATTTGACTATTAAACATTTGCTTTGCTGGCTCTAAATATGATTTATTAAAAGTATCTTCATTGAAATTAAAAAGATCAGAAAAAGGACCATTGCCTTTAATTGAAGCTAACAATTGATCAATTAAATCTTTTTGTGTTTGTTGCATTGCAGATGGATTTGCATCTTGAGGTTTTTGTCGATTAAAATAACCTCCAAGAGCTGCTCCTCCACCAGATATCAATGCTGATATTATTGGTATAATTGCTGCTGACATATTAACTCCTTAAATTTCTTTCCATGTTACGCTTGCTGCCGTTGGGTGAGCAACTAACATTTCTATTTTATTTGTATTAGTGTTTATATTTATGCTTCCAATTGACAATTGAGTGTCGGTTGATAATCCATTTGTTTCTCTCTCAAAAATATCTGGTTTTTTATTTAATGCAATCGCTATCTTTTTATACATGTCTTCCATTATTCTAAGTAACTCTTCATTTGTTATGTTATCTCTGTTTCCAACATTATAATATTCTGGTATTTTTGCCATTCTTTTTCCTAATACGTTGTTGGCTCAGCCGATGAACAATGCACTCTTACAGATGAAATTGTTGTTGGCTCTATAACTGAATTATTTTTTAAAACGAAAGTTATGAAATCTGCTGAATGATCAATTGTTGCTGTTACCCAAGTTCTAGCTTTTGCACTTGATGAATCAGTAATCAATGGAGTTGATTTAAATGGAACTAAATCTTCATCTTCATAAGCTTCTAAAGTAACTGATCCACTTTGAGTGTCTAATAGAACTTCAACATGAGAAACATAACATCTTTTGCCATTTGCTCTATATGGATTAAACGGTGAAAATTGAGCTCGAAAATTTATAACTTTACTAACATTTCCACCGCCTGTATAAGCAGTAAACTTTGTTGTATCTATATTTATTTCCAAAGAAGTATCTGTAGCAGTTACAACTTGAGCAATCATTCCATTAATTTCTGTCATTCCTTCAACATTTCGGATTAAAACATAATCTCTTGATCTAAAAGATGATGCTCCCATTGTTATAACTGCATTTGTAGCACTAGTTATATTAGTTATATTTTCAAAATAATCATCAAATCCATTATTTATTTCATAAATAAAACCATCATCATCGCCAGCTAAAGTCTTAATAGTTACTTTCCCAAGTCCTATTTTATCCCAAATTTCTGTAGTTGTATCCCATTGTGCCCATTCTGGCTTATGTGTCTCATCTATATCATCCCAAACAAGCTCAGGACCTTCTTGTGACTCTCCAAATACTGAAAACCTCAAATCATACACTGACCATGTAGATTCTTTATAATTGTATACTAAAACTTGATCTTGAACAGTATTTCCAAAGAAATCTCCGAAAGTACTTTTATAAGAAAAAAGAAATTGATCATTGTTTCTATCAAAACCACTATAAATTAACTCAAACTCAATATTATCAATATCATCTTTTGTAAAATATGGTATTTGATCATCAAATCTAAGAGATTGTCTGCCATCAGTACTTAATAATCCTGTTTGTCCAACTGATTTAACTTCATAACCATATGAAACTGTTGAGAAAGTAGAATCTGTCCCAAGAACTGAAGGAATTTTTCTAACGAAATAAGGGTTGAATACATCTCTTGTTTTTTCAAGTGTCCATGTTGATCTTTGAAAGTTCATTACAATTATATCACCTAGAAATGCAGTACCTTTCATTGCTTCATAAGTATCGCATGAAATTAATCCTGAACCAGATACATTATATTTATCGCCATTTCCTGTAGAATCTCTAATGCCTGAATATAAAATACCTTGTGAATAAATAGTTCCTGAAATTGTTGGAATAAAGAAATTTAATCTTTCGCCAAACCACATTAATTTAACTGCTCTTTGTAATGCACCCTCAGCAGGTTCAACATAATCTGGATTATCTAATGCATTATTACTATTATATCTTTTTACTTCAGTTCCATCATAAAAGAAAATATTATTCATTCCTCTACTACAAAAAACAAATCTTCTTGTACCTGTTTTAGTAAAGTATGAAGTTCCTGAAATATATCCATCATTACTTGAAATACCAAAGTTGTAACCGACTCCAATTGTTCCAGCAGTTGGAACTTCATCGAAACTATCTGTTCCTGAAACATATTTATATAAATGATCTTTATCGAATGCTAATAACTCTTTTTCGCCATTAGGTAAAATATCCTCAAAAATTCCCATGACTCTACTATTTAGTCTAGTTTGAGAAAATCTGGTAAATCCTTTTCGTGATCTCAATTCCTGTCTATAAACATATCCATTTACAATTGACTCAAAAGCTTGAGGAGGATCAAGAAAATTAACTCCTGAATTTTCAATACCTAGAATAAAACCTGTTATTTCATATGTATCCATTTAACCACCGAAACATGTAAACCAAAATTGAACAGGATCAACTGCAGTTCCTGCCTGATTAGTTATTACTATATCCATAAATGTTGTTAGTTTATGAGTATTTAAATTTGGTTGATTTCCCTGAAGAGATAGATAAATGCTTGAAGCTTGATTTATAGCTGAACTATTTCCTGCACCACCACCAAATACTATATAATTCTGAGAAGGCATTGGACTAGCTACTTCAAATGTAATTCGATAAATACCTTTAGCTGTTCTTGTTACAGATAAAATATTGTGTTTATAAACTATTGTTGGAGCAAAAGTTACTAGATCAACATTTATAGTTCCACATGATCTAATTCCTAGCAATTGTAAAACATTTGTGCTAACTCGTGCATAAGGTTGAACATCTTGTTGTGCTACTGCTTCAGCAGCTGTTTTCTCTCTTCCATAATAAACTATTCCCATATCTACGTTTGCAAAAGCTGGATCATCAGGAATTCCTGCAGTTTCATATGAAGGCATTTGCGCAAATTGGTGATGTCCATCGTTGTTAGCGCTTTCGTCCCAAAAATGATCTACTTTCATTGAAGTTTCAACATAAGTAGTATTTTCTTGCAAAGGTGTTTTGTTGCTTTTTACTGACTTAGTTCCATCTGGAGCAATCGAATTCCAAACCATACTTTATTCTCCTAAAATTGTGGTTGGCATCTGCCAATTTTTATTTGATTATGTGTTCTTGTTAATATTAATGCTTTCTCATGATTAAATTTAGCTTGCATCATTCCTAAAACATCAGCTTCATACTTATAATCTTTCGCATATAACAAACCAGCTCCGTAAGCATAATATCTAAGCCAATAATCATATTTTAATGGAATATCTCCATCATTTTGTGCAAACTCTTCATTTATAGTGTATCCATAAATAATTATATCGTATGAAGTATTCGGAATTGTTCTAACAACAAATTGATCTCCATAATATAACATTTGAGTTGGATATCCAGGAATCAAAACATCAGAATTGTTTACACCCCAATATTGATAGAATTGACCTGGATTTTGATAAATATATAATTTATTCCAAGATATTGAACCTTCGGCTGGATCTGTTAATGTAACAAAACCATCAGATGAAATATTCGAGAACTTAGGAGGATTATTTGGTATCGATGAAAATTCTACAATTCCAGTTGTATTAGTTTCATCAATTGTAAATCTTAAAGTTCCATAATTCTCAAACAATTTAACATCATCTGTCATTGTCAAATTAATAAAATCATTAATGTAACTAAAAATTAAAGTATCACTAGAATCAGGATCATTTTCATTCCTTTTTCCAATGAATAATCTCATGATTCTTTTAACATCTGACAATACCCTAGCCATTTTCTTAGTCCTTATAAATTGTTCTTATTGCAAATCTTGGATTAAAATGTGATATTCTAGTTTCTTTACTACCATCTGGATTTTCATACCATTTCCAAATTGGTGTACCTTTTTTAGATAAATATTCAATTATATATCGTGGAAGTTCATAAGTTTTTCCAGGATATAAAGTCATTTTAAAATCAATCATTGAATCAGATAGATAAACTGGCAAAGCATTTTCTTTTTGATCATTTCTTCCAAATACTATTCTCTCTGTTGGATGCAATTCTACAGGACAAGGTTTTATCTGATATCTAGCAACTTTTAATTTCTTATTTAATGCTCTTGCTCTCTCATTATATTTGATATAATCATCTAAACAATTAAGTGGCATGTCTTCAATATTTTCATATTGATTTTCTTCAGCTTTAGCCTTTAATAAAGCTTCATCCATTTTGTTTTCATTCTTTGTTACTTTTTCTTTGATCATTTTGTATCCTTTGTAATATTTAAATTACTTTTTTTTCTTTGGTATTTTATAACCTTTTGCTCTTGCTTCACTTAAACTAATTGCAATAGCTTGCTTTCTATTTTTAACAACTGGACCATTTTTTGAACCACTATGCAATTTATCTGTTTCAAACTCTTCCATAACTTTTTTTATTTTAGGTCTTGCTGCTTTAGAATACTTTGCAGTTTTCTTTTTCATGTTATTTACCTTTAGGTTTTGGCTTTTCTTTACATTTACTATTCATTTTATTCCTCATTATGTTTTAAGTTAAACCAGACTCCTTTCGGAGTCCAGTTATTTATTGTTAAACTAACAAATCGCCCAAATCAATTATTTGACCAAATTTATAAACTTCAATCAAGAATACATCTCCGTTAGTACCCATAACAGAAGTTCCAGCTGTTAATTTATATAGAATTGGATCATATGCAAAAGAATTTGGATTGTAAGCTGTTACATCATAAGGAGATACTTGTGGATGATTTAAAGCTAGAACTTTAGTTTCTAAAGTTACTCTTCCACCAGCTACCCATGCTACAAATGAAGTAGAATCAATTGCTTCATCAGTAATTACATTCTTAAGTGAGAAAGAAGTTGAATCAATAACAACGATTTTATATCTATTGTTATTCAATTCATTCATTCCACGAGCAATTGGCATATCAGAACCTAAATCTGTAAATCTTACGATTTGATTGGTTTGAAATCCATGTGCTACTGTAGTTGTTACAACGCAAGGATCAGCTTGAGTAATAGCAGATACCAATTTATGTACATCTGTTACGCCACCAGCTGTATTTGCTACAGTGAAACCATTAGTTGCTGTGTCTAAAAAGTTAAATGATGCACCAGCAGATGAATCAATTACTTGTTCTTGGAAAGCATGAGCAGTAGTTGTTTGATCTCTATACCAAAATGATTTTGGTAAACCACCAGCTGTTCCTGTCCAATCTGTTAAATTTACAAACACAACTTTATCTGGCTCAAAACCAAATGTAAATGTGTGTGCAGTGCCTGCAGAAATAAATTTGTAGGCTTCAGTCATTGTTTGACCTAATTTTAAGTCCATATATTCCTTCCTTATGCTTTAGTTGATAATAATGTAACGATATGAGAATCGTCTAATATTGCAGCATTAAACCATGCTGTGAATCCCATTGATTGGAATCTATTCAAATAATCATTGAATCCAAGTGGTTTCATAATCATTTCTGTAGAAACTCCATCAATAGAAACATAACCATAAGCATTTGCACCAATGAAAGTATTGCTATAAACTGGTGGTGAATCTGTGGTTACATTAACTAAAGTAGAAGTTACGATTCTTGATTCATCAACTGCACCAAATTCAGCTTGCAAAATATTCTCTTGTCTTCCGTATTGTGAAGTAGGAACAAATGAATCTAATGCTCTAATATCTGGTTTTAATTTAACGTGAGAAGTAACCCAGTATGATGCTTCAATTGGACCTGTACCAAATTGAGAAGATCCAGGAACTGTTGGAGTGCATTTTTCTGTGTTATTTTCATCTAGATATGCAATTGCTCTTGACCAATCTGTTGTTGTTACTTCTGTAATTGCGTTTCCATTAACTCCATTTAAACATGAAATTTGTGGAACTGAAGAAGCCCACACATCTCTAGTTACTTTGTCTAACATGGTATACATTGATTGAGATAAGTTATCAGCAGTTTCATTTGCTGTATCATCTTCAACTATTAATAATACTGTTCTAGATAAAAGAGTTACTTTACCAAATTCTTGTACTGTAACGCTTATATCAAATTTGTTTACTTGTTCTGGAGCTGGATCTTGTCCTTCTGGTAATACTACTGGATCAGAATTGAAGTTCTCTTGTCTTCTAAAATCCATTACTCGTGTATTTTTTTGAGGTAATGAAAATGCTCTACCAAATAAATTGTGAATATTATGTGGTTTTGATCTTTTTAATAACGCTCTATGTGCCCAACTATTAGCCATAGAACCGTAATTACTTGTTGTTGTTATGCCTGTTGTCATAATTTCTCCTTTTATGACCTACCTAGCCTTTCTTTTAGATCTTCTCCAAGCATCAAATTCTTCATCTGACATATTCATTACATCTATGGCTTGATTCATCGATGCAGACTTAGAAACTACTGCTGGCGAACCAGGAGAAGATTTCTTTTCTGCTAACGGTTTTGTCAAAGCTATTTTTTGCTTAGGGCTTAACTTATCCATTAATTCCCAAGCTTCCTCGTATCTGTTGCTTGAAGATTCAATCGCAGCGACTAAATTCGGTCTTTGTTTTAAAAATTCGGTTAATCTTTCATTAATTTCTTCTATTTTATCAGGATTATTCTTAATCCAGATTTTTTCCTCTACTTCACGCATGATTGAAAGTTTTTCAGCATTTTTTGCTCTTTCATAATCAGCTTTAGTAATAGGCTCGTATTGACTAGGATCTTCTTCTTTTGGTTGTTGAGCCATTTGCATTTGCTTAAGTTGAAAGTCTCTATATGCTTTCAATTCTTGCTCATACTCTTGTCTCTTTTTTCTTTCCTTTTGTAATGCACTTAATGGAACTTGCTGTTCCTTTTCTTGAGTGACATCAACAACTTCCTGCTGAACATTTTGAGCTTCATTGTTTTCTGCAATTGGAACTTGTAGTTGTTCAACATTTTCTTTAACTTCTTCAGATACGGTATCTGTCATAGTTTATCCTTTTTTTACCCGTTTTAACGTGTTTTTACGCCAACACTTGGCATTGCACCCTTTGCTTGAAGGTAGGCGACACCTTTTGTATTAAACTCTACTTTAAGTTTCTCTCCTCTTTTTTTAGGAGCTACCATCCATAGAAGTTCACATATTCCTTTAGAATTGTTAACCCACCAAACAAAAGAATTACTCATGAATGGAGGCAACTTAAATGTAATTTTTGGAGCATCAATTTTAAAATTTCCTGAATCAAAATCATCAAATTTAGCATGCAATGTTAAATAATATGTCTGCTTAAGATGTGAATATTGAGACAAAACCTTTTCCAAAATTTCGTTTATTAGATTTTTTAACGATGTCTTCTCATCGACAAACTTTTTTGGTAAGATTAAACCTGTTGTAGGACATTTTAAATAGCTTGATGTCATAAATTACATTCCGCTTTTTCCACGTAGTGAATCTCTTTCTGCATAAGCTTTTTTTCTTAAGCTTTCAGCAATTCTTTGATCAGGATTCATACCTGGACCAAAATCACTAGGTGTTATTTTTGGTTGTGCTAGTGGATTTGATTTAGTAGAATAAATTCCTACTGGAGAATCCATTTTGGAACCTTTTTCCATGTTTAGCCTCCTTGGCTTTGTTGTTGTGATGTTTGTTGTTGTGATGTTTGTTGTTGTGGTGATTCTTGCTGTGAATTAGTAACTTTATTACTAATCATTTCAGATTTCATTAAATCTTTATTTTCATCATTTCTATTGTTAGCTCTTTCTTCCGCTTCCATTTCATTAACAATTTGTAGTACCTGAAGAATTCTATCATCATTCATTTTTGATAGTTCAACGATTGCTTTCGCTTTATCTAACGCTGCTGTTGCTTCATCTCTTTGGGATCTAGCTTGTCTTTCAGCTTCTAATCCGAAATTAGAATATTTTCTGCTTGATTTTTCACCTGCACTTTCATATTTTTCAGCAGTTGTTGCTTCAAGTAATCCAATTTGTTTTTGCAATACTTCTTGTTCTAATTGAACTTGTTGCTGTTGTGATTGTTGTTTCATTTGAGATTCCTGTTCAATAGCATTTTTCAAATCGCTGATTCCTGCCATTTGTAATGCATTAACTATTTCAGCTTGAGGAACATCTACGATTCCTTCACGTTTCAAATTAACAAGTTCATAATAATAAGCATCTCTTTGAGATTGTGATCTAATACCTTCTTTAACTGTTGCATCGTATTGTTCAAATTCTTGATTGTAGAATTGTTCAGTTGGTTCTTCACCTAATATTCTTTTAACTTTTGTAGGAGGATAATTTTTTTGAATTGCTTTAAGAACTAGTTTTCCTAAAATCTTTTGAACATCATCAATATTATCAAATACTTTTCTATTTGATCTTAAACCTTGTCCAATTCTAACTTGTGCTAATCTTCCTGATATTTGCGTATTACCTTCTTGATCAACTCCTAAAACACTTTCATTAACGTTTGACATTACTAACGCTAACTGACTTAAAGTTTCCTGATACTGAATAATAGAAGGATCAGCAGTACCTGAATTAAGTTCTTGGACAGAATCCAATCCATATTTAGCATCATCATTTATACCAATTATTTTATTTTGACCTGCTTGTTGTAATTCTGTAGGATCATTTAATGAACCAATTAAATATTTATAACCTGTTGAAATAGTAGAGTCCATTTTATCAATTATTTTCATATGTCTTTTATTGAATTGTCTTTGAATTGAATACATTGTTGAAGCCATTCCCTGAACTCTTAGAGCTGGCATCCATATTGAAGGCTCGAAATAACACATATTTATAATAAACGGATATGTATCATCAATTTTTGTTTTATCTACTCCGTTATAAACATTTTGACCATTTAACATTATATTTAGTTCAACAAATTCTCTTTCTGCATTTTCTATTTTTAATACTGGTGGCAATTCTCTTGTCTCAATTCCATAACTAGAAGCTTCTTCCCGAACTTTACGCATCCTATATATACCAGTTTTTAATTTCGCAATTTCTTCTGGCTCTAAATCTGTTATATCTTTGTAATATCCATTTTCTTCATCTACTAAGAATTTACGCATCTTTGTAACTTTCTTATAATATTGATCGTAAGCTATTAATCCTTTCTTTTTACTAAATAACGTAAACTGAGGGTGATATGCAATAAATTTATCATCTTGATTTGAATTTGGTAGTTCTTCAATTAGTTGCGGATCTATAAAAGGTAGAAGTTGTTTAACTACTTTTCTATCAAGAACATCTCGCATAATTGCAAATGAACAATCTGATAAATCAATGTTTTCAAAAGTAGGATCTAAATAATATGAATTGTATGTTCTTTTATAGAATTTAATATCACCGTTCAAGAAATCTTTAGAATAATCCATGTAAATACCACAAAGATTCATTCCAGCTTTAAAAGACTCATCGCATGAATCTAGAAAAGTGTTATATCCTCCGCCTTTATCCCAAATATTGTAAGAAAGTTTAGTTAGCTGATCAGCAGTTTTTTCATCTGACCCTTCAACTGGAGAGATGACTATTGAATTCAAATTGTCTCTTAAATATCCAGAAAAGAATTGAAGAGGTCTTCTCATTATATTGAATTCAATAGCTTCTCTTTGCTCCATTTCTAAAGCTTTTCGTTCTCTATTAGTCCATGTATATCCAGCTGCTGCTAAAACATTTGTTCTTGCAACTTCAACGTATGGTCCCCAAAAGTCATGAGCGTATCTATAATTTTCTTGGAACTCACTCTTTATTTCTTGATCATTAAGCATAAGATCCTTAGATTCTTTATTAGTTTTACAATAATATTTTAACAATTAAAATAAAAACTAAATCTTATATTTTCGCATTTCTATCACATCTTTATGCATTTTGTAGGCTTTATTGATATCCCCTACTGCTTCTATATGTGTAACTGCTTGCATAGCATAAATAAATGAATCTGCGTAATGTTCTTCAACACCTTCATATGGTTTATCTATATATTTGCCATATTGCTCTGACCATTGCTTTCGATACTTTCTTAACATATCAATTAATGGTTTAACTTTTGTTAAATTGAATACGCATCTATCAAATTTTATCTTTGCATTTGAAATGTTTACGATTTTGTCTGTACTTTTGAGAACTATTATTTTAGTTTCAGTGTGAGCGAAAAGTTTATTGAAATCTCTTTCCCATGTGTTTTCAACTATAACACCATCTCTTTTTCTTGAATCATGAGGAAGAAATATTTTGTTATATATATAAGGTTTTTCTTTGAGCATGAAGTTAGCATAAAATCCTGAAGATTTATTTTTATCTTCATAGTAATCAATGATTCTGATTTCACCGTGAATAAGTTGGAAGAAAGTAATTACTGTTAAATCATTAACTCCAATGTCCATTGCTGCATATGTTTGATGAATTGGATCATAAACGTTTGTACTAATACATCTAAATTCTTGATAAGCTTTTTCAATGCTTTCCTGAAAGTAATAAGCATCAGATGAAGATAAGAAAGCTTCAGATATAGTAGAAGGAAACTCTTGTTTTATCTTTTCACCTAATATGCTTCTCATATGAGCATACCAATTTCTTTGAGGTTGTGTTATTTTTGTGTTTTGATCTTCTTCAAGTTTATTAAAATAGTCTTGTAATGCAATATCATAAGAGACAGGTTGAAGCATGTAATAAGAAGCTTCTTTCATCCAGTCAAAGAAAAATAATTTATATTCTAACGGTGATAATTCAGGATTATTGTTTTGATGAGCTATATTTACCATTTCAGCGAAATAGCCTTCATTTCCTTCGCCTGTTGATTCTATTATAACTTGTCCATCAATTGGAACTGTTTGAAGCGTTCCGGTTATAACCTCTTCTGCTTTTAAAGGATTTCTAGCACATGTTTTTCCAAACTCTGAAACTAATACATTTTGACAAGTACCACCTCGTAATGTTGTGTCAACTCTTAAGAAAGATCCATTAACAAATGTTATCTCTCTTGCACTTC